GCAAACGGTGTGTCACGACTCCGCTCAGTACCAGAAACACCTTGGTCTACGTAAGCAGCGTAATCAAGTGGATTAGTAATGTGACCTTGAATTTCATCTCCCAAATCGAATTGATGATGGTCAAAAGAAGAGTGAAGATGTGGAGTAGTATACGGAGTCCGTCGCTGTAAAATTCTTTCTACAGCAGCTTCTTGGCCGACAGATAGAGCATCATCGAGGCCCTTCTCAGCCCCGTCGTGGACTCGCTCTTTAATTTTCTCTACCGTAATTTCGATAGAGTCCCAATCGACCTCGAATTCAATGTCACCCATATATATTAATTGTCAGGAGCAAACGTCTCGTCAATAACAGAAGAACCGGGCGCGACCGCGTGCGTGCTATGTCGTGTAACAGCGTCAAGCTCGTACCAGCTTCCCTCGTACTTTATCCGAGCGTCAGCCGGTGGAGCATCATCAACAGGGAAAAAGAACACAGGACGGTCACGGTGTCGCTGACCATCGCTGCTATTCATCGTAGTATTTCTATTCTGGTAAGACCTCGCAGCGAGGACAGTCCCGTCTCCATAGGCGCTCCATGCCATTTCAGACTGCCCGAAAGCGTCTTCCGACCCTGTATTTGACTCAACATAGACTGGAACTTCTCTTCCAAGTCTAGAAAGAGCCGTTGAAAGATTTCTAGTCATAGTTCTTCACGTTTTGTGTAGCTCCGTTGTCCACCAGTAGAAGTTCGAGCAGAACGAGATACCCTGGTGCCGCCACCACTGTTCAAAATTAGAATCTGTTTGGCCTTGGCGTAGTTCTCATACCACATCGTAATTTCGCCATCAGCCTGTGCTAGAAGCTCACTTTCTTCTATTGCTCCAACACTGATTGCTTTCGCGTCAAGAGCGCCTGTCTGAACCTTACTGAAAAGCATTGAGGCCCAGAAAAGCGCCTCTTCTTGATTGTCGTCGCCATACCAGTCAACATCTTCTGACTGGAGTGGGGCTTCAGAGAGTAAATGGCTCTTAGCCCGCTTTACGGCGACCGACAGGTCTTCGTCACTGACTACTGCTGGTTTGTACTGTGCAAAAGACCGAACTTCACTTACAAGTGTATCATCAGAAGTTGCCATAAATCGAGCTAAGAGTTGTTAGTTAATATTCAGTACCGCGTCTGGCTCGCAGTCCAGTCAACCTCGACGCCGCTGAATTCGACCATCGCAAGCGGGTTCGTGTTGGCAAGGCCGTAGTCCATCGTAGCCGAGCCGTTGATAATGTCGCCGGGGTGACTGACAGGACCGCCCTGAGGCTGCGTAAGCTGAAGCTCTCGCTCAGTATACATCTTGACCGGCTGGATGCCAGCATCGTACATCAGGAATTCGTCACCAGTCAGGTAGGGCGACTGCATAAGCTGGACACCGCCGGGAGTAGCGCCCTCCATGTCACGAATATTCGTGTTTCGGAGGCCCTCAGCCATCGGGATATGATAGTCAGCACCGTTGGTCAGTTCTTCCTTAATCTTGAACTTCCAATCCTTCGAAATGAGCGCAACCTTCTGGCCGCTGGTCCAGCCGTGGTGACGGAGGTGTTCGGCAGCAGCTTCGAAGTGCTGCATTGCCGTGTAACCATTACCACTCTCGTCGGGAACGTTAATGTCGTTGAACAGAGCCGTCGAGTCGGGAATCTGGTGCGAGTGCGAATCATCAAAGGTATACGCACCGTAGTCAGGAATCTCGAACCAGAGGTTACCGGAACCGTCATAGACGGAATCGAACATAACCTCGAAGGTGTCTTCCATCATCGTTTCGGTCGCACCTTCGACAACCTCGTTGACCTTATCCTGAACGCGCTCAGAAGAACTCTTCTCGATGAACTTCTGAGTCATACCGAGCGACTTACCGTACTCGGTCGTTCGGATAGTCAGTTCGTTGTAGTCAGGGAGGCTAGTGTCGTTCTGGAAGCCGGGGAATTCACCCTCAGCAAGCGGCTCGAACTGGTCAGGTCGATTCTCGTTGATTTCTTGAATGAACGTCTGCTGGTCCATCTCTTCAACGAAAATCTCAACGAAAGGAACCTCAGCCTCGTTATTAAAGTAATCAACAATCTGTTGAGCGTTCTCGACAATCTCAGTCAGAGGAACGTCGTCAGCCGTGTAAAGTTCGGGGTCACGTCGTGCCATAGTTATAGAATATAAGTCTTAGAATTCGCTAGTTTACGCCGCCGTCTCGTACTCGTGTTCAACATCAAGCAGGAACGTCGTCGCATCAACAGCAACGCCGACGTACTGGAGAATGTTGCCAGTAGTACCATCAGGCTTGCTCTGTGTAACGCCGCCACCGACAGCGAGGTAGACCGGCTCGTTGGGAGTCAGGTCGAGGTCGCCGTCAACGTCTTCAAGATAGACGCCAGTAAAGACATACGTACCCTCGTCACCGACAAGGGTATAATCATCTTCTCGAACCTGACGCCGAAGCTGACGCTGCTCGATATAAGCATCTTCAAAGCCACTGACGTTAACATCAGTCGGGTCTTGAACCTCTTCCATCAGAACACCCATAGCAGGCTGTGGGCTATCAGAATCAGCATCAGCCTGAACCATTTCAGTTTCGCCGTCGTTATTTTCAGTCAGACCAACAAGGTCGCCCTCGGAGGCCTTGACCGTAATCGTTTCACCATCGCGGTTAAGCGGATGATTCTTCGCCTTGGAAAATCGAATATCAGTCATTGTTAGTTAATAAAAATTTTAAATCTGGGCACCAGAGATGCTGTCAAATGCCTTTTCAACGTGTTCAGGGGTGCCACCTTCTCCGTGGGTTTCACCACGAGTACCGTGGTCATTGAATTCTTCAGTCTCCTCGTCTTCATCTTCCTCAAAGTCTTCCTCTTCAGACTCGTCAGAAATATCATCGAGGAGAGACTTCTTATCACTGTAAGAAAGAGCCTCAGCGGATTCCTTACTTAGAGAAGTCTTTTCAGCAACTTCGTCAGTCAGCTTGCTATCATGCTCTTCAAACTCTTCAACAGTATCAGTAACCTCTTCAAAGGTTTCCTGATTGACAGACTGAGCCTTAGAGAACTTCTGAATAAGCTCCCGAAGCTCGCCCGCCTCCATGTCGTCAAGGTCGTCGTATTCAATAGTCTTGAAAATCATATTTCTAATTAGAAATTTGTGGTGTCAAGGGTGAACACCTACCGCAATCTCTTCCCTCTTCATTAGCTGGCGACAACAAAAACGCCAACCTCAGAGGATTCATCTTCAGAATAGTCAGTCTTCAGACCGCCTTCATCATATCCAGCCGGGAAAGGAGTAGTCGAAAATTCGCGCAACTTTCCATCAACTAGTTCTGTTTCACCATCGTCGTTAACTTCAGACTCGTACTGATTACCAAATCCAACAGAGCCGTCAGTTAACGTCGGAGGGTCGAACGTGAGCCGACTAATAATTTCATTATGAGTCTGAGAACCAGTATTGTACGCTCTAGCCATGAGCATTAACTTATTCGTACTATCGTTGAACCACACGTCTTTAACAAATCCAATCTGAGAAAGTGTCTGTTTAGTGTGGTCCATAATGTACGGCGGATTATTCGAGTAATCTTTCTCAGCTACATTCTGAAGGAAATCTTTAGTAATTCGAACACCATTTCGGTCTTCAGGTGGTCCAGGTTCCATTGCTTCGAAAACAGCATCGACCGAAACTAGGTTTCCATTGTCGTCATAATTCTCTCTGATTCCGTGTTCATTAAAATCTTGAACAATTTCTTTCCGCTTCGGTGAAATAGCCGAAGCAGCAAACGCTATTTTGGAATCATCGAGGGAGGCAGAATTCTCTTGCTCAGGCTTCGGGTCGCCTTCAGGAAGTGAATCGAACGGATTATACGCCCAGTTGAGCAGACTTACAGCCCACTCACTCGGACACGTCCCTTTGCCACCTTCAGATGGACTATCGGGCCGCTGACCTTTCATTCGGGAGATGAAAGAAACAGTTCTTTTAGCGTCGTCTATGTCTCTCTGTGTCCAGTCAGACTTATTCTTTTCAAGCAACCTCATGTTGCGCTTACGAACTGCTTCAGGGTCTTTCGAAGCAGTATCAGCGCAAGGATGCTCAGACCACCTCTCCAATTTAGAAGCGGTCATATTAACTTTTTCAGACCACTTTGAATATACTTCATCTAGCTCTTGGCTGTCAGAAGCAAATTCAACAGTATCTACACTCTCACTGAAAGTTGGATTTCCACTTGGGGATTCATCAAAAGGATTTATACCCCTGTTGAGCATTTTCACAGCTAGTGGAGCAGGACACGTACCTTCGCCGCCGCTTGGAGCATTATCAGGAAGGTCGTCGATGTGCTTTCTTGCCCAAGAAACTATTCTGTTGGCAATTCGATAAGATTCTTCGTTCCAGCCATCAGGAGCTTGGCCCATGAGCATCATGGTGTTGTCTCTCCAATCTGAGCCATTGTCAACACCTACATCAGAGCATGGGTGTTTTTCCCACATCTCCATTTCTTCTTCGCTCATATTGACGAGACTATCCCAAGCCTCGAAAATTCTGCTTTTATCCATTTCAAAAGTCATGGATAGAGCAGCGCCTTCAATGTCGCTCGAATTCTGAGGTCCGGCCCAAGAACTTACAGAACTTTCAGCCTTAGCAACCATCTGTCCTGTAAATTCGCCGCTATCAGAATCGTATTCTTCCATCTTGTAGACGTTTTCACCATCTTCACCAGTAACTTTATTTCCGTCTACAGTAAAAGAATCTTTAGTTCGGCCACGAATTTCGCCATACACATCGGCTCCATCCCAAGACCACTTGACCCACTCACCAGTATCAAACTGATAAGCAGCAAAATATAGTTTTTCAATAGTTAAATTAGACATATTACGTAGGTATAAGATTTAGCGACCAAGCTCCAACAACCGCGATAGCACTAGTTATTGCACTTACAATTATAGCATTTCTTCGGGAGCGGTTGTCTATTTTATCAACTTGCTTTTCTAGAGGGTCAATTCTATTTTCAATAACTCTCTCTAGAATTTCGTTAGTTCGTTTTGTTCTTTCATCTACACGAGCTAAAACGGCATCAGGATTTTCATATTCAAAATTAGAATCTTCTTCAGAATCAGTCATACATCTTCATCCTCTGTAGGCGACTTTCTTCTTCTATCTTCATCATCAGAATTGTCTGTAGAGCTATCTTCTCTGCTTGTTACTTCTCGACCAGCAGATTGTGTCCCGCCACCATTGTCGGTCGGTCTACCACCTTCAGGACTTTGAATAGCATCTCCAAGATTCTGACCTTCGTTAGCTAAACTCTGAAGGACAGGCAGAATATTCTCATTCAGACCGTCCATCGAAGGCATTTCAGTCTCGGGGTCTATTCCTGCTCGCTCTGCAAATGCTTCACGAGTAAGGAATCCGGTGTTGAAGAGCTTTAGAAGTTTATCAATTTCAAGTCTATCTTCAGCAGAACTATGTTCTCCAAACTCAAACTCTGGGATAAGTCCATCGTAGTCTTCTAAACTTTGACCCTTAACTACTTCAACATACAGCGGGCGGAAAATCTGCTCTTCAACAAACTCTTTGATAAGATTTTGATAGCGACGAATACGTCGCTTGAATCCAGGCATCAAAATTTCAGCCGAGCCACCCTTATTGTCCATATTAGCCAAGACTGCCGGAACACCAATTCCAGTAACAATTCGGCGCTCATGGTGTCTGAACGTCTCTTCTAGACGCATTGCTCCAGCACTCGAAGATGTAGAAGTGGTCCCAACGACCTCGGCTTCAACATCAGCATGACCAGCTATCATCGAATCTGGTTCAATTTCTGTAACTTGGTCAAGCCAATTATCTATTTGAGGTTCGCTCCAATCTTCATCTCCAGTTCCACACTTCCAAAAAATAGGAGGATATGCCTTGCTAGCGACGAATCTGGCATAATCAATCTCCATATCTCGGAGAATATTAGCTTGTTCTTTAACTCGCTCTATAAGAGAGCGGCCAAATTCATCAAGAGGATTCCGTCTAAAGTAAAATTCTGCTACGTCAGAAGGTTTGTACTTTGTAGCATCATCATCTGTAGGAGTACCACCTTCAGGCGGTTCTAGAATATATTCTTGAACTTGCCCATATTCATCAGTAAATTTATATATCTTCTTACCGGGCAGAATTCTAGGTTTGAAAGAACCGTCTTCAACGACAAGTTCCATAAACCCATGACCTTCAATAGCGCCATTTTCTATCCAGTGATTGAATACTTTGTCAAAATTAGAATTAGCTATTAGAGTACGGAATCGAGCTAAATCTTTAATATCCATCTGCTTTTCAGAGCCAGGAATATGACGCTCTGAAATATTATATCCATCAGCAAGAAGCCAATCTAGACTTACATCTACAGAGTGTCCAACGTGAGGGTCAGTATCATAGAGTAGTCTATTCTTTTCAAACTGGTCTTTTGGTGGCTCGTGTGTTCTATCGTCGTTATAAGACCTACCAGAACCACCTCCACCAGCGGTATTTTTATCAACTACAGCCCCTTTTGGAGAATCTACAACGAATTCTCCACCATCTTCAGGAGGGTCAACAAAATTAGAATTATTAGACATATATAAATATTATCTAGCGTGTCTCGGCTCGTAATTTTTTCTTCTGTTCGAATTTCTACTAACAGAACTTCTCTTGACTACTCTAGAATCGTTTTTAGTTTTAGGCGTCTCTACATCAAGACGGCTACTTCCCAAATTATTCTCTGGAGTAGTTTTACTCACATCTTTTTCTTGAGTTAGAGACTTAGACTCAGTGCTAATATTAGGCGGATATGCAGCAAGAGCAAAAGCAATAGCGAGGTCGTCTTTCCCTTCAGGCGCAGTGTCTTTCCCACTGAAACGTGCTACAGAACCTTTTGTAGTTTTATCTTTGACTATTGCTAGGAGCTGGTCGCGGATTTTGTCGTCGTCAACTAATGTAATCTGATTATTGTGGAATCCGTAATTAACATCGCCCCACATTTCAGCGACAGCTTTCCGGTCACTGAAGTTGAACGAATTGACTCCACGGCCTATTGTCTCACGAATCTCAGAGTCGAATCCTTCTCCAATATTAGTCGCGTCAGTGACTACACGGTCAACACCATTAGCTCTGTATAGCTGTTGGATGCGCTGTGCAATAGCTGACGGATTTCTTGCGTTGGCCGGGCTGATTCCAACATCATTGAGGCGAGAATCCGTCACAACCTCGTGATAGCGAAGATAACGCTTCTGGCCAACGTGTTCAACCATCACAATAGCCGTGTCGTCTTTACCACCGCCAGCAATATCGACGGCCATGACAAGATTTCCACCTTCAGGCGCTCCGACCGTAGGACCGTACTCGTAATCAGAGTCGGAAAGCGCCTCAATACTTCCCTTGACCGTTCTTTCATCGAGGAAACGGTACTGATTCTCGACAGGCTCACATAAATACTCCTGACGAAAACCTTCAGGGTCGCGGGCACGGTCGCGCTCGGCCTTCTCGATATTCAAATACGGCATCGAAGGCTCAACGTCTTGCGCGAACAGCGAACGCTTTACATTAATTTCGTCAGCGTTCTTGAAAGCGGGCTGTTCTATCGAAATAATCCCATTTTCGCCTTCTGACGACCCTGCCTCCTGGTCCTGCATAAAGAGGCCATTTTCGAGCTTCGGAGTCGAAATTTCAAGCGTTTTAGCGTCTCCAAGAGCTACAAAAGGCGAAAATGCCCGCATGGACTCTTCTTGGTCTTCCAAGAAGTCCATTTCGTCAATGAAAAGAACATCTGCGCTGTCTGCACCCCGTGACGTGTCGGGATTTCCGGCAAAAGCCATATAAGTGGCCCCATTTGAAAGCTCAATTTCGTCTCTGTTGTCGATTTCAAGGTCAAAATCGAGCTTAGACCACTCTATGAGGTCATAAATATCCTCAATTCGGTCTTTTGCCTGCGATTTACTCGGGCCAGTAATCGCAAAAAAGCTATGAGGTTGAACTAACCCCTTTAAAAGCAGCGCAGCGCAGGAAATAAACGAATATCCAGTCCGACGACCCTTAAGAACGTTTATCGTAGATGCATTACCGTACCAGAGTGCGTGAACTAGCTGTTTCTGGTATGAAGTTAGCTCAAGAGGTTCTACATCCTTACTCTCAAGGTCACGAACGCGAAAAATATCCTCGATAACTCTGTCAGGTCGCCCTTCCCAACGGTCGAGAAGTGCGTCTGTATCGGCATCGAGGCGCTGTGCAACTTCCTTCATAAGAATAAACAGTCAAATCTTCAATCTTCAAACTGAGAAGGGTCGTATTCGTTCTCTTCGCCGTCCAAGGCTTCAGAAGCAATCTCCGCCAT